GAAAGAGTGGACACTCACTATATCTCCGTTACCGTCTTCAATTATACCACCTTGAAAAACTCCATTCTCATCAACAATAGCGTTTGTATCATCATCTAGTTTTCCAATATTATCATATAGAACAACAGACGCTATTGTTCCGTCAATTAAGTCTCTTGCTTGTTGTCTTCGGAGACAGTTTGCAGTACGACCTCTTTGTCTATCTACTACTTGTCCTTCCTCGAAAAAGTGAACGTGATTTGTGGCTTCAGGTAAGAAAGCCGTAGAATGTACATCCGCGTGAAACGCTGGAATCTCAAAAGTATCCCTATTTACTAAATCTCTTGCTTGTTGAGTTGTCAGCCCTGCAGTAGTAGCCGTCTTACCGTGAATGATTAAATTTTGGATATCAACAGCGGGAGCTTCAAATTCGTGTACGTGAAAGGCGGAGCTACTAATAGTCATATCTGGTACTGTCTGTCCTTTAGTTAAATTCGTATGAACTAGAGGAGCAAAACCATTCTTACGTCCGTGAGAGTGTATTATATCACCTCCTTCAAATGCTTGAATTTCTACTGAATCAATAACATCATTTGTTGTACCATAAGTCTGCTGAACTACTTTGTCTTCTCTATGCGATTCAAAATGCTCATATGATTTTTCCGGAGCATATTCTGCTTCTGGCATAAATGCTTCAACCCATTCGATAACTCTGTGAAGATGTTTGAATACTCCCAGTTCCCAAACTTCACAAGAAATCATTCGTCCATTTACTGCACTATATAAGTCATCCCTAATAATTAATTCCTGCACACTTGGCGGAAATTCTGTAATTGGAAGAACTTTAAGATGCTGGAGAAAATCAAGTGTCACTTTCTCAGGAAAAGCAGATCGTACACCGAAGGCGGCTTGATTGAGCCAAGAAATTGTATATAATTTTTCTTTGACCCGAGTACCAATATAACCGACATCTATATCATAGATAATAGATAAGTGATCTCCTGGTACTGCCCAGCCGGCTGGTTGAATTAGTGCAGTTCTAACATCCAACGATTTAAGGATCTCAACAACATACTCTTCAACTCCTTTCTCAAGATATAATTCAAATCCAGTATGAGCGTGCCCAAGAGTACCGTGTTGTTCTGTTTCTAGATCCCAGATGTCCATTGCAACATCGAGATAGGCGAATATTTGAATAAGTAACTTAGTATAATCGGTAGGTAAAGCTACTTCCAGACCAATCGATGAGTCGTATGAGAATTCAGCAAATAGTTTTAGTCCAACTGGGTGAACAAGTTTCTTTAAAACTTCGCGGTATGATTGAACAGGAACTGAAGATTTAACAACATATGAAAAGTCTTGGTAATAGTCGTTATCTTGCATCTTTCTGTCAGAAGACAAGAAGCCTGCAGAGTCTAACCAATAACCATTTGTTTTCCAAACAGAAGTATTAACATCAGGTTGTGTTTCTGTATTAAGAAGAACTTCACATTCTTCCCTTGTAGTGGGAGATTCTGAAACACCAATAAGAAAAGCATTTTCTACAGTTAGAACATCTGACGTTAATTCAAGAACTGGATACCATTCGAGAAAAGCAGGTTCACCAAAATATGGAGAGTTTGAATTCGTACCCTCAGGATGTAATGCGGCTTCACAATCAATCATATTGTCGAATGGAGACAATTGCGTTGTTGGATCGGCCGGCCAATCGGGCGATACTGTACAGAAAGAGTCTGTCGGAGCATTTCCTGGATAAGATGATTGATATTGAAAAGCAAGAGTAGCAACTACTTTTTCTCCAAGTTGATATGTACCATCAACATTGTTCAAGTTTATCTTTGTAAAATCTACATCATATCCTTTAATTTCAGCGGTAGCCGAATTCGTCAAACCGGTAATTAATGGTCTTTCTGGAAATTTCGGTACTTCATTAGGATGACCAGTAACGTGCATCCATTTATCCCCCCATCGATGTCCATTAACAATACATTCACCTTCTGTCCGTATGCCTTCTGAAATAACTTGAGCAACATATGGAACTGCATTGAGTTGTGTTCCTATATCTTCCCAGATTTCCTCGTCTTTGACAAACACGCCATTGACTTCTGTGAGCAATAATTTTTCATAGGATGCAGTAGTTATGTCCTCATCCATATCAACGAAAGCGGTAGCTCCTGACGTTTGACCAATAATCTTTTTATTATAAATGTTCCTTACAGTTTCAGGAAGTTGTACATTTACAACTTCTTCATAATATTCAGAGGATGGATCTGTTGTTGCTTTGTCAGTCAATATAGTAATCCACTCTGGCTCATACCATACAGAACCAGATGCTCTCCACATCCATTGTTTTGGATATAGAGTTTCTACAGAACTGTCAAAATCTCGTCTGAAGAGAAAGTTAAGGGCATTGGTAGTACCCTTTTGTCTATATATTGGTTGAATATTTTTGGCTAGAAAAGACTTGTCAGTAGTTTCTACGGTGGGATCAACAGCAGTATGAGGAGTACCGTGAAGGTACATTTTCTCAAACTCTGGAATAAATGAGTCAAGAGCGTGGTCAATATCCAGATTCTGAATTAACTCAGTTATCTGAGTATATTCTCCGAGTTCACCATTAACACCAGTTTCCCTTTCCAAGTATTCAAAATACTTGCGAAGGAAAGTGACGAACATCGGATGGTCTTCCCGAACATAATCGGGAACCATTCTTTCTACAAAGATTGATAGAAACTTTGCAGGATGTACATTAAAATTATCTTTTTGTGCCATTTGTAGTTACACCATCAAGCATTAATACTAACCATTGAAATATTACTCTTTTCTAAAACAAGTAAATTATTTCTAATTGCAGTAATGTCATTTGATTGAGGTGTAGCGTACAGACTAATTACTGTGTTTGTGTCTAAAACTGGGTTGAATCCAATTAACTCAATAACTCCACTCTCGTAATCAATTGTTCCTTGTTCGGTATTTAAAAATTGTTCACCTGCAATATCGTACAGAAGAATGTTCCCTTGACCATCATCTAGAAGTGCGAATTGGGTACTTGCTTCTGTGTTACCAAATACGGAAGATACTGAAGTACCTGCCGTTATACCATTGTCAAATCTGAAAATGTAGTTACCAACTGTGTTCGATGCTTCTATAAAAAACTTTTTATACATTTTAATGTTGGTCAAGTTATTAGAGATAGAATTATCGGTGCTATCAATAGTTTGAACAAGGCGAGAATAACGCAACGTTACCTTGAATTGTGTAAGTTCTCTTTCAAAAAAATCTTCAATTTCAGATATAATTTTCGTCTGAACTTGACCAGCAGATAATGGAGTTAGAACTGGATCATACTTAACCGTTGCATCTACATCTATATACGTATATTCTGGTGCAGTTATGATTGGATTAATAGCTAACATATTATACTTGGAAAGTATTTCATCTGTTAGTCTTGTCTTTGTCAAAGGAGATAATTCTAGTCCGTGTTTCGGTTTAATACAAATGAATACAGCACCATATTGTGGAGGATCATTTTCTTCACCACCCCAAACAGCAATAGACTCAATATTTGGATATTTTTCAACTAAAATTGTCTTATAGTCTTCGGCTGTAACTGCTCTGTCCTGTCTCTCATACGCTCGTGGTGCAGTTTCTTTGATGTTAGACGTACTTTCCTGTTGAGAACCAAGGGAAGATATGTCCACCGTTTCTACCACAACAGTTGAAGCCGTGTATACACCAGCAATAGTAGATTCAAGAGCAAATGTTTGTTCCTGAACAGTTGATACATAATTACCGGCATCTCCCTTCGTACTCAGATAAACAATATTAATTGTTGATCCGTCAGTAGGTCTTCGACCGAAGAGTCCATTACCGAAATAAATTTCCGTGACTCCATCTAGACCTTCTTGAAGAAAGAATACAGAGGATTCATTATTTAACTCAGAAAGAATTTGATTATTCTCCCAGGGCCAGTCTGCTATCACCATTTTCATAGTTGCTCTGTCACAAGAGATATCATCTATTATAAACTTTTGTGTATCTGATGTAGCATCAAAAGACCATTCAAGTCCTTTTAATGATCCTTGAGATAGTTTAATTTCTCCAGAGAACTCTCCTCCTTCATCAGCAAATATATTTACTGTATCTAAATTGGTGAAAGGTAGAGGTACACCATTGATATTAGAAATGAATTGTGTTCCTTTTTCTATGATAATATAAGACGGATCTGTGCCGGTAGTGTCGAAAGTTAGCTTCACAATTGCTTCCGCGGAGATTGCAGACTTCGGAACATATCCAAGTGCCTTTGCGTGAGATACTACAGAATTTCGGAGTGTGGCCGTGTCTAAGAAAGACTCATTGATAGCCATATTTGTATGAAATCCCATATAGTGGGTTGTGTACGCCATTACGTCCATCAATACACTCATTCCAGAGCCTTCGAAATCAAAGTCTATGAACTCATCTTGACCGGCCATAAACTCTTTGATATTCTTTTTAATTCCATCAAACTCAAGATTGCTTAAATTTAATGCTTTTGGATTATGAGTAGAATTGCTACCATTTCCACTAGTGCTATTACTACTTGTCCCGTTTCCTGATGTATGATACGCCATTTTACTACCTCAATCTATTTAAGAAAAAATCTAACTCTACAGGTGAACCTTCGTTTATAGGTACATAAACTATAGTTACTGAATAGCCATTTCTGTCTGGATCTGCATTGACTTGTACTCCTTTTAATTCACATCTGGGTTCAAATCTTCGTATTGCCTGCTCGATGGATCCCTCTAAAATCACTCGTGTCTCAGTATTCATTGGTTCAAACAGAGAATGATATATTGTTGAACCAAACGCACTTTGAAATACTCGTTCTCCGCGTTGTGTTCTGATGATCCGTATGATAGATCCGTTAATAGAATCAACATCAGACCGACCGACAATATCATTAGTCAAAGGATGAACTAACATATCGAGGTCTAGGTCACGATACTTTCTTTGTCTTACTGTTTTTATCGGTGCGGGCATTGTTTTAGATCATTCTTCTGAAATTTTAGTCTTGTTTTGCCTATGCCGTCAATAGTGTATACGCAAGCATAAGTATTTCCCATAATCTTCACTACTTGAGCGGTCACATCATCTGGAGTATTTAAATACATACCCACTTTGATTGGTCCTTTACCAGACCAATCTCCCATATCTTTTATTTCATTTAAAAGGTGTCCGTATACGGCACATCTTTCTGGAAAAAGTTTTTCCGTCTCAGTCATTATACTATATTTATACTTGGACAGTTAGGATTCGTCTATGATTGTAGTTCCTGATCCAGAAAGATTTGTAGAACCACACGACAGGCTGTCGCCTATTCTTGCCACGGGAATTCCGTTTATCAAAACGTTAGGTGATCCGGACGCTTGTATTGCATCGTGAGGAGCACAAACGGAACATCCGTGAGACTCCCAAAGATCCCCTACTCTGACAACAGGCAGACCATCTATCAGTACATCCCACGATGCACTCATAACGGTTCTTGTCGGGAAGCACCCGTGTCCTGTACACATATCTCCTAGTCTTACTACTCCTGGCATAATATTCTCCTTTTTGATTTCACAGATTTTTTCCCGGACATAATTGTCCTCCAAAACGGTGGGGCCCTTAAATGGCACCACTTTATTTGATGTATACCCTGGTGTACTCCCTACTATATTTTACTAAATTCTAGGCTTGGGAGCTTATCAGTATCAAAGGCCTTCAACGTGGGCAATTTGGACTTGGTGTTCACATTCTTTTTATTAGTGAATTTCCCATAAGATTCGATTGCTTTTTGTCCTCCGGTAGATCCCGCACGACCCGGCTTACACACCCATTCTCCATTAGCGGCTTCACAAATTGCTTTAGATTTAGCATTGGTTATGTCTGCTCGTAGACTTCCTCCAGATACTGCTTTTACTGCCGCTGTAATGACATACCATTTACCTGAATGCTTTTGACACGTTTCTTTACCGGGCTCAAAGGGATCGACATAAGTAGCTCCATATGTTGCCATTATTACTGTTTCTACTGATTCATAAATTTGGTCATCTACTACGATATATTGACCTGAGCTAGACGCTTCGGCGGCATCCACTTTAGCTATTAATTGTTCAGTATAATTGGCAGGGTCCACCAGCTGGTATCCATCTGGATATTGTAGGTTTGAAAAATCGCAGGCACCTACCTCCTTAGCATTTGGAACTGCTTCCGTTGGTTGACACGCACAAGTCTCAACCTGTTCCCAGTTACCAGTTTTCATTGCATTTTCTACAACTTCTCTGGATATATCATATTCCGATATATCTCCTCCAATATTGGATTTTTGAGCTGATGTATCAGGTGGTAGGGATGCGGCCCCAGCATTTATTCGATAAGTTCCGGGTAATATCCCTAAACCACTAGAAACGACCGTTGTCGCTACATCAAATGGTTTTGGGTCATTTGGGTCTGCACTCGATTGAGGTGGTGCAGAACCCTGTTTAGATAATATTGGATCGTTTCTACCCGCATTAAATGGGGTGGTGACACTTGGGTGACCCCAAGTTCCATAAAATGATCCTACTTCCATAATTGGATCACGTTCTTTAGTCACGACCACTGCCCTAGGACCTGCACTAGCGGTTGCAGATATACTAGCGGTATCACGAGCTTTAGGGGTAATTACAGGTTTAGCGGTATTTTTTAATGCTGATGAAGGACTGGATGGTGGTGCTCCAGCTTGATATTCTGGAAAAGTATCTGCTAGAGTAATAGCTACAGGACCCATAGCCGCTTCTACTGAACCCGCTACTTTGACTTCATTGTCCGTCATTTCCTTTTCGTGCCATTCTCCTTTAGTCGCTTTACATCCATCTTCATTTCTATTAGAACCTGCAGCCGCAGAGCCACCTGTACACCATCCTACTTTATGAACTTTTGCTACAGGTGATTTAGTTTTTGAGGCTTTCTCCTCGGCTACTGCTTTGTATTCTACGGCTTTTACATTTGCGACAAATTTTTCATTTCTGTCATCCATAGGAGTCTCACCCTTCTCTAGATTTTTTGAAAAATCTGACTTAGGAGGTGGTATCTCATTTCCGTGCTGATCTTCTGTTGGGTATTCTGGATCATTTGGTTCTACCCATCCTACACCAGGAACATATTCGGGAGGTGTTGAATCGAATCCTCCTGTAGGAGATGCCGCATCTTGCTCTTCTTTTACCTCTACTCCGGAAGGTAAATCATCTGCAACCTCAGCGACTGTGGCTTGACCCTCCATTGGAGCTTGCTTATGCTTAGGTACTTTAGCAACTGTTTTGCCCGTTGGAGTTACTTCTTCTGCTAGTGGAAGTTCCGGCTCTTTTGGTTCTTCGAGTTGTCCTGTAGCGGATTTGTATAGATAAACAATATCACTCATCACCGGCCCGGTAACGTGTTCCAGCATTCGATTAGAATTGACTAATGCACAGGGGTCGGAAGTGGCTAATTTCGCAAACGCAGCCCATTGAGCTAATTTGTTTAGAGCATTTGCAAGGGCAGCCAAGTCTTCTCCAATAAGATCATTGACTTTACCCATCATATCGGCACACATATTATCGAAATCAGATACTAGACCACGTATCTCATCACAGTTAGCTAACATATTAGATACGCTGGAAGCGTTGGTGACGCCCTCCACAAGCTGTCTAGAACGTTTGTTAAGCTGTGGTAAGTCCCCTGCTCCTGTAGCATCATCCATCACTCCCTCAGACTCAAATAGAGTAGCAAATCCAGCTACACAATCAAGCATATCATCAGCTTGACCTAATGCCTTGGATAGTTCTCGACCCGCTTGCTGAATCCCGGAGTTACGTATGAAGTCCCT